CCAACGTCAATATCACCCGTCGTAATGTTCGCTGTCTTTGGCTGACCAGAGAAAGATATGATCTTAGCACCCACTACACCCGCAAAAAGTAGCTGACCACCAGCAAATACCCGCGAATCTAGCGGAATATCCAGCGCATCAATGCTGGAATTATAGTTATCGACCTGCTCTAACGTCGCTGAAGGTGTTAATACATAGGAAATAGACGTTGCTGTGGTGTCAGCATAAGACCATCTATCTAAATCTATCGAGTAAATCAACAGATTCTTACCGCCAAACGTATTTTCAAACTTCCAGACAATTAGCTTGCGGATAGGATCAACCGTAGCACTCATTGCTGTTGGTATTTCACCCGGAACAGCGTTATCAAAAAACCATCTATTAACCTTCTCTACGCCAATAGCCTTAACATTTTGACCATCGCATAGGTAAAAACCGTCATCCGATAGGAAATACGTTAGCCCACCATATTGAGCAATCGAGCCGTTAGAGATACATCCTAAAGACCTTGAGATAGCATCAAACTGAAAGAAAAACGGGGAGCCTGTATAGCTCATCCGATATATGGCACGTTCTAGGAAGATCAGGCCATATTCGCCACCCGCTAAACCTGTAATGTCCCCACCGTCAGGGATGATCTGGGTATCCGACTGAGAAGCAGCACCGGGAGTCCAGTCTGTCTCATCGTTAATGTCCGACCAGTAAACCTTGTTCGTATCAGTCCCATCGTTAGCCGCAACGACAAAATCACGAACTACAGTAACGAACTTAGCCGTAGGTGCAGCAGCAGCTAGGTCAGTTACATAAGTGGAAACATTGATTTCGTAGGACTGTAGCTTATCCTGACCGTTAGCCAGAATCATCTTGCTGCCGTACTGAGTGACATCCCATCCTTCTACAGCCGTGTAACCTGTAGTCGTTAGGGCATCTAAACTCGCATCGTTAGAGTCAAACTTGTAGATTTGAGTCGCACCAGCAGCAAATAGGTTTGTAGCACCGCCAAACTTGCCCGCAAAGGTAAGCAGTAGATTCTGAGCCGCTGCATCCGAGTAATCAGCCTCACTAGGAAATGCCGCATAACCGTTAGAAACGGGATAACAGTTCTTAGCGTCAGTTACCGCCCCTGTTACTCCGGGCTGATCTGGAAGCCATTCACCAAAAGCAATCTTTTGCATTATTGCCTCAACCAAGTATCAGAGCCAGCGTTCTGCTGAGTCCATGTGTCAGAACCACTATTCGCTGGAGTCCAAGAATTAGACTCAGCCACTATCGCAGTCCATAAATCGCTGCTCGTTGTAACACCAGCCCAAGTATTCGTCTGAGGAACTACATCTGACCATTCCTCGCCAATTATCTGACCTAACGCAGTAAGTGTCGTTACAACTTGAATAGAGCCATTTGCAGACCATACAGCAATAGGATAAGCATCTACCGTAGCAACCCCGGTAATCGCCCCAGAGCCGCTATAAACCACCCCACCAAGGGCTGTAACCGTAGCTACACCAGTAACACTACCAGCACCAAACTGAATCCTAATACCGTCTGCCGTTACTGTTGCCGTACCAGTAATACTCGCATTACCAAACTGAATCCTTATGCCTTCAGCGGTAACTGTTGCTAATCCAGTAATACTGCCTGACGCAAATTGTATTCTTGAGCCAAAAGCAGAAACAGTAGCTACTGCCGTTACCGATGCACTCCCATCAACAAGGATGGCATCACCTTCAGCATAGCCATAGTCCCAGTAGTCATATACGACATATTGAAGGCTCATTACTAATCACAATCATGTAACTGCTGGTTTTGGTGTATTACCTGATTTAACTTTCCTGACCGACTGTTTGTGACATTGCCGCTGTTTCTGCGTTAATTCTCGTTTGCCTCTCGGCTGCTGATTCAATAGACGCAGCTAATACGATGTCTTCTTTAGAACCGATAATAGGTTCACCAGCAGCGAGTTTGCGCTGAACTTCAGCATTTACGATTTCGTCTATAGCGACTCTGCATCGCTCATGCACGACGTTATCAATCCATTCTTTTTGGTCAAAAGCAACAACCCCTAGTGCTTTATATTGAGCATCAGAAAGTTCAACAGAAATAGTGTGAGGCATTTTTTATCCTTTAGCCGAGCAAGTAACCAGCAAATGTAGATGTACCAGTAAAAATGCGGAAAGTTGATCCGTTGTAGGCGGTACAAAATATCTCTACATAATCACCAGCAGTAAGTTGCACAAGTTGTTGTAGGGCTATTGTTGAAATACCAATTTGACCACCAGAATTTCCGATGTTGATGTCAGAAACAGTATTCCCAATATCTGAGCCATTTCTGTAAAGTCTTAGCCCCATTGTTGATGCGCCGCCAGATGAAGTCCCATATACGGCAGCAAAAATCTCATAAACTCCTGTAACAGGTGCTGTGAATCTAGAGTTTGCTGTGCTGTAGTTACTGTTTCTATCAAATACAATTGCGTTAAAAGGCAGCTTAGTATTGATGGTGAATGTTATGTCCCCAGATGTACTAAGTCTTGCCCTAAACGCTGGCTGATTAGCTAAAGTAAGTTGACCGCCAGATGCAAAACGTCCACGTTCAGTCGCTCCACCAGAGCGAAAGATCATCGCACCGTCCCAAGCTGTTATGTAGAGGTTATTGTCGGTAAAGTAACCAAACGAATCTCTAAAAGTTCCTGATGTATTTGAGCAAAATAACCAGTTATTGTTTGGGATATGTGCGCCAGTAGTAAACCGCGCATTTCCTGTTACATCCAACTTATACGCTGGTGAACTATTACCGATACCTACATCACCACCAGATGTAATTCGAACACGCTCAGTATCATTCCCAGTAGTAAACACTACTGCTCCTGAACCGCCGTTAGTCGTTATTCTACTGCCGATACGGAGACCATTTAGCTCCCACTGCATAAACTGCGACGTTCCACCATAATTTTTAGCGGTAACACTAGCATTTACCGTGGATGTGCTTCCTGTGTATTCAGCTTTAATTAGCCCATCATTATCTACTTGACCGACTGAAGAAACGACATTAAGTTTATTAACAGGCGAACTTGTACCAACCCCTACATTTCCACTTGAATCAATACGCATTGACTCAACACCGCCCTCTGAAAAAGCAATGGTGTCAGCAGCAGGAAAGAAAATACCCGTGTTGGTATCGCCTGATGTAGTAATAGCAGGGGCAGCAGCAGTACCAGCCTGAACAGTCGTTACGCCAGTAGCAGATAACGTAGTAAACGCACCACTATTAGGTGTTGTTCCTCCAATAGCAGAATTATTGATTGTTCCTCCGCTAATAGTAGCGGTATTAACAGTAGGACTTGTTAGCGTCTTATTTGTTAATGTATCTGTTGTATTTCTACCAACTAACGTATCAGTTGATGTTGGAAGCGTTAATGTTCCTGTATTAGTAATGCTACTAATAGTTGGGCTAGTAAGCGTTAGACCTGCAACAGTAGCAGCAGTACTACCAAGCGAAACGCTAGTTGAACCAATTGTTACGCTAGAGTTTGTTAGCGACGAATTGCCAATATTAGATAGCGTATTGGTTGATCCGCTAATGGTTTTATTGGTTAGTGTGACTGATTGAGCAGCCTCAATCTTGTCATTATTGAGATTGACAAAGTTAGCATCTACCTCGTTATGGGTAAGTGCGCTACCTTTACCAGCCCGTGTAACGATAGTAGACATTTAATTCCTTTAGCTCAGGTTCACAGACAACGAGCCAATAGCTATCTTAAAGATGTCACCCGTACTGATCGTCTTGGAAACATCCAATGCCGTGTGATACATCAAGTTACCGCTAGTCGCAGCATCTAAAATACCAATCCAGCCAACCGTACCCCATGAACCTGTAGCCTGTGGGAACTCAACAGCACCGCTATTCGTTGACGTACCATTACTAGGCGCACCAAACGTCACAGCAGTCCTAGCATACGAACCACCAGACACCTCAGTGCCAGTATTTGCGTCAGTAGGATCAGACGTATAAAGCCCCACATAAACCGTCGTAGGGCTGGTGTAGCTAGTGTTTCTCAAAGTCGCGTTAATCAGCGCATTTTCGAGATAGTTCGACATTTCTGCCATGATTTACCTCACGTTATAAGACATAGACATAGGCTGACCGCTGTATTCACTCGACTGGTCAGAGTTCGTAATCGCAGTTACAGCACGATCATATAAAGTAGCCCATGTCTGAATACGGGCATCATTCATTAGGTAAGGCTCTGCTTCAGCCAAAGACGCATACAGCAAAGCATCAGGGTAATTCGCTAGGAAGATGTTGCTAGAATTGCTATCTGACAACAGAGTAGGCTTGCCGTAGTACAGCATCTGGAGAACGTAAGTACCGTCTGGAGATGGGGCTAGCT